AAATTCTTCTTTGTAAAAAGGCTTTCCTTCAAAAAGAAATTCGCTTTGTGACGTTGAAGCCGGTTCTGGAACATAAACATTTGCACCAGGAGGAAGAATTACACCATTGTCTTTAATTCCACCATAAGATAAACCATACTTTAACCCGTATCCTATCAATCCAAGGTCATAGTCATGTTTCTGCCAGGATTCAAAACCTTCTCGGAAAGAACTCAGTTGTAGTTTTATATTATAGTAGCCAGCGTTTGTTACAGGGTTTATCAGTCCTGATCCAACCGTGAAGGGGGAATTGAGAACGGTTATTGAATTCTGAATAGTTCCATCAGGTGAAGATACAGTTGCCTTGTAGGTAACATTAGGTTCCGGTGTGATGTCACCTGTCTGGTAGGGAATCACTTCAGTTGTTTGCTGCAATCGGTTTCTAGTGGCGAAGGATACCTCAAATCCCAGAGGTGCTAAGTCAGGCACGTAAACACCATCAATTTTAACATTACCGACTGGGTAAGGTCTGATCTGTCTGTTCTGTAACGTGTGATCAATAACAGGTGCTTGCGAAACTTCGAGCTTGGATTTGCTAGTTTCAGTCAGTAAACGATAACTCACTGACTCCCCGTTCACCCTGATCTTTGGATCGAAAACATTTGTTTGACTCTTATAAAACCAGACCTTTTCACCAAGTGAGTGTTTAGCAGGTACAGTGTCTATGACGGCTCGATTAACACTCAAAGTTCCAAGAGTTGTGTCAAAACCCGTCACTTGTATCAGTTCATCCCCCAACCATGCTAATCCACCCTCGACAAACAAAAGAGGGTCAGTGTTTGAGAAGTCAACGGGAATCTCAGAGTCCAGATACCCAACCTCTCCGGTTAGTCGCAACTGAGGTGTAAGTTCACCACCGGATATTTCTCTTTCTTCAATATCATCGTAGAGGGTTACATTGTTAGTGTTAGAATTCGGTGCAAGCCCAGAGACCGCTAAAAACCCAACATCTTCGGGCCAATCAATGCGGTCAGAGGAATTCGTTGACGTGTGGAGTTCATAATAACTTAACTCGTAAATCTTCTGTTCTACTACTGGTTCTGCATCCTTCGCCGGGTCCACCCAACCAATCGGTTGCGGTGTCACGTAAGCGCCCTGGGGGAGAGCGAACACGTCCTCCACAGCTTCAATCTTGATTTCCGCGTTACCCGGTGTACCCAGGTCCATGCTGCCGATCCTCACGGCCAGACCGTTTAACCCGAGGCGAGGCCAGTTCAACCTCACCACATCACCGGGATATTGCCCCAGGATGCTCCGATTGCACACCAGTGTTACCTTGGCAACCGGTTTTGAAAGGGTATTCAGGTCACGCAAAGCAAGCCTCATCGCCAACTCGGGACTCCGGACACCCGGGTATTCCTTCTTCTGACTGTTGATCTTCCCTGTATTAGCGTAATTAGCGAGGTCCTGCACCGCGACAGTGTCTGTCTCCCCGTCTTCAGGGCGGGTGAACGCAACCACCACCTCATTGACGGTGTCACTCATTGTCTTGCGCTGAAAGTTGTCCAGAACACAATTGTCGTAGTTCAGTTCAAACAGGGAATTCACGTCGTAATCCCCACGGACCAGAGACAATCGGAACTCACCTGACTCCCGATCTTCCACAAGGGTACCGTTGATGTGCTCCAGAACCAGTTCAATAAATTCTTGAACCCGCGTCTGTGTGGTCCACTTCAATGAGAGCCCTAACCCTTCGTCGTAAAGTGTGTCAGCCACCTGGTAAAACGAATCACCCACGTCTTGCGCGGGATACCCGAGACCCCATTCCTTGTTGACAAGGCACTCGTAAATGATGTGCGCGGGGTTCACGTCCTCGCCAATCTGGGCTTTTTCCGGGTACCACCCCTTCCACACACGTCGCACCAAAAAAGAGGGATTCTTAAAGTACGGGTTCATTGCTGACCACATGAACGATGATCGAGCCAATGCTTGCCACTTTTTGACTTGAAAAACAAGCCCAAGGATCTCTGAAAAGCTGAGACTGGAATTTATCTCGGGTGTGGTATCAAGGTCACTCTTTTGAATAGAAGACCAAGGTGTTCCCGTCATATCAAGGCTGTCGAAACCTTTAAAGAAAACGGTACTCAGCCCCCGGTAAGCAGGCACGGTTGAAGAACCGGTCGCACGGGATATAGCACTCTGAAGCGATGGGTTTACTGGTTGAGTCGAGTCCCCGGGCATGAGGTCAATTACACCCATGACGCCGCCTTCACGTTTCTCACCACCAAAAAGGTTGATTTCGTTAATCAGTGCAGAGCCACCACCGGTGATGGACCCTCGCCATGCAACACGATCTCCTATACGGACTTCAAGTAGTTCATCAACCCCACCGTGTGCCAGTGAGAAATGCATGTTCATATAATAATGGTAACCAACCGTTACACTGCCACCACCCTTACCACCACTCATACTCTACGCTCCCGTGCAAACTCAACCAGGCGGATCGCCATTGCGTCATTGGTCTCAGTGAATTTTTCAGCAGGAAGCCCGTTTCTGACAAACTCAGACCAATCCAGACCATGCCTGGTAAAGAATGCACGGGTGCCGTTGTTGCAGTACCGTAGTGCCTTCAAATCCCTGTGTGTGACGATCATTTTTTGCCACCCTCAGATTTAATGGCTTTTTGAACGGGGTTACCGTAATAAACCACCCCGGCATCCTTGATCCAGACTCGACCAAACACCACTGGGATTGGCTCCCCCATTGGTGGGTGCGGTATGTCCAGTTCCCCGGCGACCGCGTCCTTCGGACCTTCCGGTTTAGGGGACAACGCATAGGAAACTGCGTATAAAACCAGGCTCACAACCAGTTGCATCCACATAACTTACCTCAAAACACGGGGTCACCACCGAAGGGGTTCTTCGTCGGGATGAAAGGCATCCCACCGTAATTGATCGCGTTATCGAACTTGTCCGTGCACTGCTGAATTGTGCGGTTGCAACCAGCGTAAGCCCGCACCTCGGCACCACCAGCCAGGCCGACCGGGTAGGAGAACAGATTCAGCCTTCCGTTCGCGCCGACCGACGACCCCACACTGATCCGCTCGATGGTCTGCAGTTCAGAATGGGTATATTCGATATAACCACCGGCGAACCAGTCATCCGGCTTTCCTGCCGCGGCAACCAAATCAACGGAAGTGCCCGTCACATTAGATGCCACATCGAGGGTGAGAAAATCGTTCCTGTTAACATTGCATTCGCCGCCATAAAGCATGTGAGGGCAACCATACTGGTAATGTCTACGCAATCCCATCCTGCGGATAGCCTGGCTGCTGGTTTCGCACAACACGGTTGCCGACTCCAGTTCCCATTTGACGTTAACGACGCTACCTTTGAAGATCACAGATTTCTGGTCTGGCGTTGCACTGTCGAAACTCTGACAAAGCAGTGTCACCATGCCGGAAGGTGGGGATACACGGAACAACTCCAGGAATTCCACGTCCAGAGGTACCTCAATCTCGAACTCCCCCGCACCTGGGTCTGAATTCAACTCCACACCAGAACGACGAATAGGGACAGCGCGATAGGTCACGACGTTCTCAACGTGATTCTCATCGGCCGAGGTGTAGTACCAGCGGTTAAAGTTATAGGTGACCGTGTAAATCTCGATTCTGCTCATTCATCCACCGTCATGGTCGTCAATTCAACTGTCGCTACAGAATCCGACTGATAGTTGATTGTAACCCCATCCTGACGCAGGCAGCAAAGGTGAACCAACGAGATCATCAGAATGTTGCCCTCGTTGATCTCAACCGGGAAGGGTTCGTTTGTCGTCAGTCGCTCGGTGTATTGGTCGGGTTGACCGATCCCAGTGATTGTCCGGACGAACTGGGTGCCGTCCTTCAGCCGAATCAGCAAGGTTTTCTGGGTGTCCGGAACACCCACCATGGGACCATACTGCCCACGTTTTACCGTCAGGCTGGCGTTCCCAGACGGGGTGACATCCGCCAGCAGGAAGTCCGGGTGCCAGGTGGGTAGATAGGCCGGTGTCAGGCGACCTTTCAGGCGACCCAGCAAAGCACGGAACGACTTGATGTCCTGCCGGTTTTTCAGCACCCATTGGAACGTCCGCATTTGCCGGGGGAACGACGGGCGCTGCACCTGCTGGAATGTCCCGATGTCGAAGTCCAGTTCGTCGTATTCAGATTCGAATTCCTGCGGGATCGGGTTGGCCCAGTTCGGCTTACGATAGATGATCTCATAGCCACTGTGGGTGTCCGTTGCCGGAATGGCCGGCAGGTATGGGTCGGTCTCCACCGGGTCCGTCCGGAACTCCAGGTTGGCGGTCATCACCCGGGTGGTGATCCGTTGTGTCGGCACCGACGACGGCAGGATAGCCAGGTTCAATGGGTAGAGTTTCGCCAGGCGGGGCCAGTCATTCTCCAACGGCTTCAACGGAACCAGGTGGTCACTCTCAACGTTGTCGATCTCGAACACCTCGAAGGTGAAGCTGTCCGTCATCAGGATCGCCAAACCACCTTTGAAGAACGACCGACCATTTGTTTCAGTCGGCACCTGGGTGGCGCCGGTAATGATCGCCTCCTGCATTACCCACTTGTCGAACCACACGGGTACCGCGTATTGGCGGTCCTGCCAACCATACAGGAGGTTCTGGAACTGGTTGACCAGAGCACCCTCCAGAGTGGTGCGATAGCCAAGCTGACGCCGTGGTTTACTCCGAAGGGCTTCCCGGGTCTCCTTACCACTGAACGCCCGGATGACATCAGTCTTCCACTCCAGGGATTCCGTCATCGGCTGATCCCAGTTCGGACCAAACGGCCACACCAACACACGCTGGCCACTGACTGGGACGGAATATTCAACCCCGTCGATGGTCCACAGGATTTCTTCGGAGAACTGAGGTGGTCCGTTGGTGGACACCGTGACAATGTACGACAGTTCCTCCAGTGGCGCCAGGGTGTAAGGCGGCAACACCGGCTCCTGGACACTCAACCCCTGCGATGTCGGCTCCATGTA